CCCATCAAACTTTGGACAAGATTCTGGTGGTATCACATTTAACGTTCCTGACTACAAAGCTAGAAAATTAATTGGTGCTGGTGGTGGTGTTAGTGGTGGTGGATCTCCTGTAGCTGGTAATGTTATCTCTACTGTTGGACAGACTGGTGGTAGATGGTTTTTCTCAAAAACGCAACAAGAAGCACTATTTGATATTGGAAACATCGTAATTAGTGGATATCCAAATGTAACTGATTTTGTTGGTGGTAGTTTAACTGGTGAGGTGACTCTAAGAATAGGTCCTTTAGAAGATAAAATGATAACTTCAGTTCCTGAACATGAGCACGCTCTTATGACATCAACAGCACCAGAGGCAGGAGCATTTGAGGGATCAAATTTTGCTGTTGATGATTTTCTTGCTAGTTATAAAAACACTACAGGACAAGTTAACTTCTTCTTACCAAATGAGGGATCACCACTGTTTCATAGTCATGGTGTGGTAGATTATATTATTACTGATCCAACTTTATCTACATTTGGTAATGTATCGGGAGTCGGTGAGACAATAGATGTGATTATTACTGCAACAGATATAATTGGTGAAACTGAAGGAACTAGAATTAATATTCCTGGTCATGATTTAGCTACTGGATATAAAATTAGAGTTAAATCAAATGATCAGTCAACTCAATGCACATTTGATGTAGATGGTGTAAATGTTGCATTTACAACAAATACAGAGTGGTATGTAATTGTAATTGATGAAGATAATTTTTATCTAGCAAAAACAAAATATAGAGCTAAAATAGGTGACGCATTATTTGCGACAACCAATGGTAACGCTGGTTCTAATATTGTAATAGAATTATTATATAAAATGGCAGGAAATTTGCCAGGAGATACTACCACAGTTATTCTACAACCAAGTGATACGGTATGGGATATTGATGATACTTACACTATTGGTGGTAAAACAATAGTAAATCCTGGTGGTGAATCTACTAAAACTGTAACTATTGTATCATCCACTGCTGCTGGATCTTACACAGTTCCAGCTCCAACTGCTGAACAAACACCAATTGTGGGTGTTAGTGGATTTCTCGGTAGTGGTGGAGGTGGAGGTGCTACCACTGATGTTAATGGTCAACCTGGTCAACCTTCTTACTATCAATTTTCATATAGTGGAAGCACAATACAAATTACAGCAGAAGGTGGTGGCGGTGGTGAAAGAGGTGATCAAGGTGGTGATGGTGGTGATGGAGGATTATGTACATTAACTGCAACTGGTGGTGGTGCTGGTGGTACTGTAAATGTTAGTAGTACAGGAACATATACTATAGGTGGATTAGATGTTGAAATTCAACAATTTTATCCTGGAAATGATGGTGCTGATGGATCTTCATCAGCTGGTGGTGAAGGTGGAGTATCAGCTTTAGTTGGAGGTGCAGGTGGTGATGGTTCTAGAACTTTATTTACTGGAACTAATGATGTGACACAGACATTCACTACACCAAATGGTGGTACTAGTGGTAGTTATGAAGTTTATCAAGTTCCATCAGATTGGCCAATTCAAAAGTTGAGAGCAACTATTAGAGGTGGTGGCGGTGGATCAGGTGGTAGAGGTGATGGAGCTAACTGGCATGCAGGAGATGGTGGTCCTGGTAAAAGACTGATTGTAGATATTGATAATCCTGATAGCATAGCATCATTAAGAGTTTATGTTGGTGGTGGTGGAGAACATCCTACTAATGTTGCTACTGGAGGTGATCCAAAGTACTTTGGTGGTGATGGTTCAAATAATGGTTTTGCCAAAGGTGGTAATGGAGGTAATGGTACTGGAGGTGGCGGAGGCGGAGGCGGTGGTGCTGCATCTGCTATCGGTACTTCTGTAAACATGCTCGCTGGAGCTGCTGGTGGTGGTGGCGGAGGTGCTGGTGGATCCAATACTCAAAGTAATGATATGAATGGAGGACCTGGTGGTAATGACGGTACTCAAAATT